ATAATAATACATATGGCAAGCTTTACAGACGCAGTATACGATGTTACAAAAATGGGTAGTCCATCAATTTTGATCTACTCTTTGAGTGGTGTTAACAATACAATAGTACTTTCTAGTGCTGGCACCTTTAATGGTGTTGACGTAGAAGGTATATTATATAATTCTACAGAATTTACATCACCACTATCTAGTACACAGGTAGTAACAATTTCAAGCCCTGGAGATACATCTACAGTAGTAAGACTATTATCCGGATCTGCTACAGGTGTTACGCTTTGTCTTCAAGCGTCTAATAACTTTACAACCTCATTTATAGTACTAACTTCTACCTCAACTATAATTGCAAGAGTAAGTGCTGGTGGTTTTGATAACATTGGTCCAGATAATAGACGTCGTTGGAACCTTAATGGGTAACAAATAAAGAACTTAAAAAAGCTGGGTTGTTAACAACCCAGCTTTTTTTATGTAAATATTATTATGGATAAACTTAATGACATTAAGAAAATAGGTCTGCTATATGAAAGTGGACTTAATATGTGGGCTATTGCTGATAGTCAGCAAAAAAATCAAGCGCATAATAATATGCCGACATCTGATGTAAAGAATAGTTATGCTAACGTAAATAGTACTGGTAATTTACCAGGCAATTCAGCTAAGACAAACACTGCAGGTATTCCTGGTGCTACAGGCTCTTTTAGTGAAAATGAAGAGATTATGGTAAGAGGGTACGGTAAGATGACTAAAACTCAATTAAAGAATCTTGTAGATAAGACTGTTGACTCTATATCTGAAATGAAGAAGCTTAAAAAGTATAATCAAATTACAACTAAACTTGAAATGCTTGCCACTCTACTAAAGCATTTTAACTGATAAATAATATAAGGAGGTGCAAAATTAAATCAAAAACGTATTTTTTCGAGGTAAAGGATCTTATAACACAGTTTATTGCTGCGTTTGATGATACTGTGATTCAGCGTTTTAATAAAGAAAGAAAATCAGAACAGTCTGTCGAAGTAAGATATGTATATGCACCTAAACAACGTGTTATATATGATATAATAAATCAGGCTAAAAATTTAACATTACCAGTAGTATCTGTATCAATAACAAATATATCAAGAGATGTTAATAGAGTTTTTAATAAACTCGATGGTTTTTATTATGGTAAAAATGACGGAACACAAAATAGTGTATCTCATCTTTTATCACCGGTACCTATTAATATAAGTGTATCTATGTCTATCATAACAAAGTACCAAACAGACATGGATCAAATATTAAGTAATTTTATACCTTACGCAAATCCATATATTATAATAGGTTGGAAGGTACCAGAAGATTTAGGGTTATCGTTAAATCAAGAAATAAGAAGTGAAGTTCTCTGGGAGGGTGGTATCTCGTTATCATATCCTACAGACATCTCAAGTACTGATAAATATAGATGTACAGCTGATACCTCTTTTACTATAAAGGGTTGGTTGTTTAAATCTCAGGAAAATCCTAAAGGTTTGGTATATTATATCAACAACAACTTTAATATTGAGAGTAAGATAACAACTTATGACAGTCTTACAGGTAATACTTATACCTGGCCTGTATCTACAGGTATATTGAGTGAAACAGAGTTTATAGGAGTATCAGCAAATCCATGATAACTAGTATTACAGTTGAAGGTATTAAGCTTTTTGATACATTAACAATAAGCACAATCAATTTGAGTTCTGTAGGATTACAGGGTTATAATTTTGATAAGCTACTAAATGTTGTAATTTCAGGTTCTAATGTATTAGCATTACCATCTCTTACTACAATTGATATTTTTAAAAAACAACCACCTATAACTGGTGCTATAGTAAATTATACCGTTATTGATAAAAATACTTTATTAGTAGAGATACCACGTCTAATAAAACCTTGTCAGATAGAAATCATACCTTATAATATAGCAGGTTATTCAACAAGCTCCACAACATTATACTCTCAAACATTTTCAGCAAATAAAACAATATTGAATGTTTTTGTACCTGTTACAGGTACATATATACGTACTACTTCATCTTTCACATATAGAAGACCAGATAATAGATCTCTATATCTACATCTACGTGATAAATTTTAATATAGTAGATTGAGTTTCAAAATCTATTCATTAAATATTTAAAATGGCTGCAGACGATAAAAATACAGTATCTAATGGTTTCTTTAAGAACCTTGTAAATAAGTTACCATATCAAACTCTTGATTTAAATGGGTATTTAAACCAGATAAACCCTAAATATCAGATATTTCAAGATACGGGATCTAAACGTTCTGAAGCTTTAGCTCGTAATAGCGTATTTTTTGATAACGACTATAATAACACACCATCTGGCTCTATAGCAAAAGGCGGCATATACAACGATATGGTATATGCTAATATACAAGCTGATAAAGGTGCAAGAATAATGGATTATAGAGTAATGGCAGCGTTCTCTGAAATATCTGACTGCTTAGATGAGATATGTGATGAAACAATAAATAAAGACCAGTCTGGTGATATTATTAAATTACAATTTAGAAACATCGATTTAAAGGATGTAGATAAAGAAAGTATTATTAAAGAGTTTCAAAAGTATACAGAATATTTTAATCTTGAAAGAAAGGGTTGGGAATATTTTAGACAATTGATAGTTGAAGGTGAAGTTTATTTTGAGCATGTAGTACATAAAAAGTTTCCTGAAGAAGGTATACTCGGTGTAGTTCAACTACCTACAGAATTAATTGATCCTATTTTTGATAATATTCAAAATATGATCATTAAAGGGTATATATTAAGAAAGCCTATTTTTGATCCTGCTAAGCCTAATAAGGTAGTCAAATTTGAATTTGTACCGATGGATAAAAATCAGGTTACATATATCAATTCTGGTATATGGAATCAAGATAAGTCCTTTAGACTACCATTTATTGAAAATTCAAGAAGAGCGTACAGACAATTATCTCTTGTTGAAGACTCTATAGTAATATATAGATTAGTAAGAGCTCCAGAGCGTTTAGTATTCAATGTCGATGTTGGTAATATGCCACCACCAAAAGCTGAAGCATATCTTCGTAAATTAATTCAAGAGTATTGGAGTAAGAAAACCTTTGACGTTAATCAATCAGGTGTAGTACAAAAGTTTAACCCTCAATCAATGTTAGACTCTTTTTGGTTTGCAAAAAGACAAGGTAGTGAAGGTACATCAGTCACACAATTAGCTGGTGGTGCTAATCTTGGTGAATTAACTGACTTAATGTACTTTGTAAATAAACTTTATAAATCATTAAAAGTACCTACTAATAGACTTAACACAGAGAGTTCATTCAAAGATGGTGCAGAGATTCTAAGAGAAGAACTTAAGTTTGCTAAATTTATTATCCGCTTACAACAACAATTTGCAGGTGCAATAAAGAACGGATTTTTAACACATTTAAATCTTAAAGGTCTAGTAGAAAAATATGGTATTAAAGAGCAACATATATCGTTAGAGTTTAACGTACCTACTAATTTTTACGAGCTAAGAGAAAGTCAAAAGTTAGAACTTAAAACAAATAACTTTAACACACTAGCAGGTAATCCCACTATCTCTCCTACATATTTACAAAAGAAAATTCTTGGTTGGAGTGATATTGACATTAAGGCAAATCGTCAATTTCTCCGTAAGGATAAAGAACTTGAGTGGGAGCTTAATAATATTACAACCTCTGGTCCAAATTGGAGAGATCAGCTACAGACAATGAACCAGCAAAATCAAGCAGCAGTTGGCGGCGAAGCAGGTGGTGCAGGTGAGCAACAAGCACCGCCTGAGTTTGGTGGAGGTCCCGCTGAAGTAGGTGGAGAGGCTCCAGCTGAAACCGGTGGAGCAGAAGCAGCACCAGCTGAAGCACCCGCACCGCAATAATGAAAACATTTAAATTATTTTTTGAATCAACAGAACAAAAATATACCTTAAAGCTAGGTAAATATAAACTTTTTACCGACGCGCAGGGTACTAAGATGAGCTATGAAGATGCTATTAAAAATAAAGTTATTAGTACTCCTACTCGAAGAAATGCAGAGTTTTTGCAAAC